AACGAGCCGTTGTTGACGCTGCATAGCGTCTTCTTTTAGCATGGGTTTTTGTTTAGGCGCTTTCAACTTCAATACCCCTTTGACGAGCAATATCTAGGATACGATCTTTACGAGTGAATAGTCCTTTAAGTTCGTCGGGTACTTGACCACGCATAGAGTACCGGGCTTGATATAGGCCAACAGGAGTCATTTCAATAACAAGTTTATTGACAATGTTCTGTTCAACACGCTCTTCTTTACGCTCTTTAGCTGCTTGTTTCTTTTCAGCAGCTTTCTCCATTACCTTTTCAAACGACGTTTTATTTTCTTCCATAGGACACCTTTGTATTATATTTAGCTTCGCCGTTCTCATTGCGCCAACTTTCGTTACGCATGGTCATGCGGCCTCGTGTTGCTTTGCGCTCTTCACGAGCATTACTTTGTTGTTTAAGGTTTACGAATGCTTGACTCTTAGCTTCAGCTAACAGTGTGGGAAAAAACTTCTCGGGAATGTTGGGGATGTAGTTGTCTACATGCGACCAAGAAGCTTGCTGTGTACCATACACAACTGCTTTTGATGAATGTAGAGTAGACTCAGTACTTTGCTTGTAGCCATCAAAAACAATGTAAGTGTCATCATAGCTAGTCCAATATTGAGGGTCTTGATTTAGCACGTATCCTGCGCTATTAATAACACCAGATTGCGCTACGCGCTGATTAATGATTGTGTGAAATGTTTCTGGATCAACATACTGTACTTCGTTTTTGTTGTATTTAATCCATTTGATTTTGTTGTATGTGTCAGGAATTTTCATCTTGGTAGGATTATTAGTATCCCCAAGACCATCTAAGTTACCTAGTACAAATAGAAAAGGCCAGTCACGCTGGCTTACAAGATCAAAGTATGCCTCTTTAACAAGTTCTGCAACTTGTACGGCTTCTACAGTTTCATCAATTGAATCCACTGCGTCACTGTCCAACGCAGAAAGAATATTCTGCGTCATTGCTAGTAAAGTTAGTTTAGCCATAATTAAGTGGGATCAACTAAAAGAAGACTTAAACCAGCTTCTTTAGGAATAATATTAGTACCTGAAGAAGTACCATCTCCAGACACTTGCATGGAGAAAATATCGTTAGCAGCTAACGTAGCGTAACCAATAGCACTTACGTTAAGTGTGTCTACACCGTTACTTGTTTTCTTAACGTACACCTTGCGTGTACCGGGAGTACCGTTAATTGCGTAGTGAAAATTATAAGCTGCACCACTAGCAACTGCAGCAGTTTCAAATACCATCCAAAAATCAAGTTGGTATACACCGCCTGTCGCCACAGTAATTTGACCGTTTGTAGCGTCAATAGTTGCTGCTTGAAAACCGTTTGCAGTCCATGCACCAGTGGGATTTAGTTTAGCTTTAGCACTTGCAGCAGATAGGGTCTGTGCAGTAGAACTACCAGTGATGTACATATCAGCATATGCGTGACCAGAAGGATAGAGCCAACTACCACTTCCTGCACCGTTAGCTACATACACTTTACCAGCAGCAGCAGAAGAAACTCCTTTTGGTTCATGGATATTAGGATCAGTTAATGCACTGTGTTGTACGGTTGCCATCTATTACTCCAAAAGGAAACGGAGAAGCCCCTTGTGGGAGCCTCCCCGTTAGTCTACATTACAGGTAGCGAACTACGATGGTAGCGGTACCGGCAGTGAATGTGCCAGTAAAAGCTACGTCTAGGGTGTCAGCAGCGGCATACACCT